ACGACAGCATGGCCACGGATTTTAATTTGAAGATAAACGACAAGCAGTTTGGTGAGGTTGTTGATTCGTACATGAGGGTCAAGTCAAGGGTTCTTATTGATGATAATAATCAGTCTTTTAAGCCTAGGATTCAAATAGACAAATACGAGGAATCGGGGGCAAAGCTTGAAATAGGCTCGAACTTAAACAACAATCACATGGCCACAATTTTTGCGGCGTATTATTTGGAGTGTTTTGTAGATAGAAGCCGTGCTTTAGAGCAGCTTATTGATTTTAATGATTATGACAAAATTGATAGGGATAATGCGCGTTTTGATATTATAACAATTTGATTTTTGTGAGGCTTTTATGGATAAGCAAAGCACGGCGGCGGCACGTTATTATCAGTTATTGACAGATTTTAGTATGCGCGTCAAACAACATGAGCCAGCGATTCGTTACAGAACAAAGCCTGACGAACGTTTTAATTTAGCGCTTGTTTCTTATCGAGTTTATGGTAGGCACAACGAATATTTGGCCATCATGGCAGCGGCAAGCCTTGACCATGTTGAACAGGCGTTGCCAGAGATGGATTTAGCTTTACCGACCCAATCGGCGCTTGCGTCTATGAAAAAATCGGCTGGATTTATTGATACGCCAAACGCTAGAAAGGGTAAAGTGTGAAAATAGAGGAATTTTTAACAAAGTCGGCCGCAAAGGACGCAAAAAGCGTACAAAAATCACAAGCCGATGCACGTAAAGCACTTGATAAAAAAGGCGCTACAAGCCCAATTTTGAATGAAAAAGATGTAGGTGGAGTGTATGACTTAACACGCGGCTTGCTTACAAATTTGGGCGGTAAAAATCAGGTTATTGACGCTGGGCATTTAAAAAAATTCAAACAAAATGTTGAGAAGTTTAACTTAAATGCCACAAAAAAAGGCATACGCGGTGGCATACGCCCAGCTGAAATTATTGCATTGTCAAACGTAAAAATAAAAGGAGATAAAAACCCACTAACCGACGTTGGCCGCGCTAATGCAGAAATACATAGGGCTGTTTTGGCTGGGGCATCAAAAGGCGTTTTGAGGTTTATCACTGACGTGGGCAAAGATTCTGCTGACGTTAGGCATCATGTAACCGTGCAATTGTTAGCTTACGAGATGGCCACGGCTAGCCCAGAAACACAATCAAACCCCAAAAAGCTAACAAAAGAAGTTTGCGCCGACAAGGTTAAATTTGATTGTGATTGTGGCCGACATCAATTTTGGCTAAGGTACTTGGCAACCATAGGCGGCTGGGCTTACGGCAAACAAGAGAATGGCTTCCCTGACCAAAAAAACCCACACTTAAAAGGTATTGCGTGTAAGCACGTCATACGCGTGATGCGAGAATTGACAAGTAGCGCGGCAATACAAATGCACGTTCAAAAAATGATAGTTAGCCGTTCTAATGTGATTGTCAAACAGGCAGACATGGCAAAACAAGCTGCTGCTCAAAAGAAAAACGTCAAAACAATTGACCCAAAAAAAGCCAAGTTGGAGCTAGCAAGGATTAAAGAGAAAAACCGCAAGCAGCTTGAAAAATTAAAGGCCGTGGCGAAAAAAACAAAGCTAGGCAAAACAATACCGAACCAAACAAGACAGGCTAATGCGCTAGCAAAACAAGCGCAAATTTTGGCGGCAAAACTAGGTTTATACAAGTTTGGCACAAAAGAATTTAACGACACTTTGGCCGCGCTAAACGCATTAAAAATATAAAAAAGGAGGTATGTTTATGTTGCAAAACGTGACGCAGGCGGTATCGAAGGCAAGCCGACAATTGACGTTAAAACACCCGAATAGGTGGCTTGCTAGGCTATACCGATTTTCTAAAGACATGAAAAAAGAAGGCGTTGTAGAAAATCAAGACGATAACCTTTGGCGTGAAATAGATAGTGATGATGAGCCGCGAACAGAATACATTTTTTTGGGTGAAGTTGCTTTATTGAAGTGTGGTTCTTTTGAAGCAAGTAATCTTGTCGACTCTTTTGAGGGCGTTGACTATCAAAATGATACTTTTCAAGCGACAATTGAGTTTGTCGAAAACGCAATCTTAAAAAGCGAAAAGCACGACATTGTTTACGTTACCTTGTGCGAGGGAGTGGCAATTGCTTATGAAGTGATAGGAGTTGAAGCAAAGCTCGATATACCGCCATATTGTTACGTTTATGTGTTAGCTAAGCGTGATGATTTGTTGTATGTTGAAGCGCTTCAATCAAAATAAAGCCTTAAAAAAACAGCCGTATATTGCTTTTTTAGGAAAAAATACGGTTTAGCAAAACAAAAATGAGTGAAAATAAAGAATCTATTGCGAGAATAGTGTTTTTTGGATGTCTTATTTTATCAATCAAAGTTTTTATAACAAAACGGAGCGAAACATGAGTAAAAATTATAATTTACGCGCTAATGCAGTCTACACGGCTGACTCTACTAACGCGGTCGACAAGCTGATTTATGCCTGTTCTAAAAAAATGAATGAAGGCGGTTCGCAGTTTGATAGCGCCACAGCGGAAGGTGAAGCGTCGTTAGATGGATTCATGAGTAATGGCCGCAATTTGGCAAATGCCTTAGGGACGCATGAACTCCCAGAAAGCATTAAAAGATTGCAAAAAGAAGGCGTTGCAGGCAGCGCAATGGGCGCGGTTTTTGACAGTATTAACGCTTACACCCGTACTCACGGCATCGCACCTACAGCTGACTTGATTGAGGAGGCTTTATCTGTTGCAGCTATGCAGTTCGATAATGCCGCGTCATCAACGGTTACGTCAGAAGGGCATAATCCATTTTCTTTACAGCCAAATAATGCCGTGACCGCAATTTATCAAACAATGGCATCGGCTAACGTTTTGACATCTTACTTGCCTGTGGACAAATCATCAAATCAGGCGCAATTAATCATTATCGACAACGAAGCAGCAACAACGACAGGCGGTTACAAAGCAGGCGACAGTATCACTGGTACAAATTCAGGACGCTCTTACTTGCTAAACGACCGAATTTATCCTATTGCCGTTGCAGGTGGAGAGGTGTTGGTTGTTCCGTTCGCTGGCAGTACAACTGGATTGCCAATTTACGCAGGCCGTACCAAAGTTTTAATCGGCGGAATCTGTGCCGCGACTGATGTCGTGCCTCAACAGCGCTCAAATAAAACGTTTATTACAAACACTTTTTCTTACGCTGGTACTGATTATAAAATTTCAGGTGAGGTTGAACCCGAAAATGGCAAGGTAAAAGTTACTATTGAACCTCCTTTACCTGCTAATACTGATGTGCAAGTCGAGTGTTTTATTAATTATGAAAACGAAGTGACGCGCATTCATTACCCATCATTTCAAACGCGTTTTCAAACGTATAAAGTTGAATCAATGACGGTTCAAGGCACTATTAAGCTTGGCTATATGTCAGATTCTCAAGCGAGAAACGAGGCTAATTATGACGTTTACGGTCAATCAAACACATTGATTCGCAAGCATTTAGCAAATGAGGAATACCGTCGTTCATTGAGTCGAGCAAAAACAATCGGCATGATGTACAACTATATTTCAGTTAACTTGAATTTGGACGAAAGAAGCTTGCAAATTACATTAAATGAATCGTTGCAAGACTTAGCGGCATCACTCAAACAAATGAGTTCTAGAATGGTCTTAAAAACAGGTGATTACGGCATTTCAGTTTTACACGTAAACACCGATTTTGCAGCGTTATTGTCTCAATTGCCGAGCACTCAATACGCTAAATCCGCGTACCCAGTCAACCCAACTTCAATCTATTTTGACGGTGTTTTGTTTGGTTCGTACAGTGTTTATGTTGACCCAATTGCTGAAAATGAAGATGGCAAGGCTTACGTTATCTGTACTGGACGCAGCGCACAAATTGGTCTTTCGCCGTTTTTGGCTGGGACAGTTCAAGCGCCGTTTATGTCTAAAAAAACAGATATTGAAAGAAGCTCAAATTACTTTGCTAACTTTACGGGTCGAGTTATTTCAGAAGTCAATCCGCACATTAAAGCAGCCATGGGTTGTGCTGTAATTGAGTACACGGGTTTGCCTGCCAAATCTGCCAGTAGCATCATTATTTAAATAAAACCAGATAAATTATCCTTTGTAGCCACAAAAGCAAAGGGTAATTTATTTAAAAAGGATTAAAAAATGACAGAAAAAACTCTTATCATAAACGCCGATTTTATTGCTAAATTTAATAATAAAGGTGTTGATGCAATTAAAGAATTTCTCGGTGACGTAAGCTATCCGATTTCTCTTATTTTTAAAAACAACACAAACCCAAAATACACACTTACCGAATCAAAGGTGTTTGTGGATAGCAATTTTTCAGCGCAAAAATCAAGCGTTGAAGTTGTTTACAAGGATTTTGATGCTTTAGTTAGAGAGATTTCAAACGTTAGCATATCTGCGACGCGTAACCCAAAGCTTAAAGACCCCTTCTCTTTCACTTTAAAAGAGAAGGAAAAAGAAATTGTTAAGCAAAAAACCGCGTCTGTTTCAGAAACTGAACAGGCCGCCCTTATTGATGGAGCGGCCAATACAGAAACTGAACAGGACGCAACTCCTAAGAAAGGTAAAAAATGACCACTTCATTCACACGCAAGCTAGGCAGTCAAGCTGGTGTTGAATTGCGCCCAGTCCGCGATTTTACGGATGGGATTGTGATTGACAATGCAGACCAGTGCTTTGGCATTGCAATGCGTTCAACGCGAGGCCGAATAGATAAGGCATTCCCAGTAACTCGAGATACTTTTTTGCAAAAGCTAGGTAAGCCAGAATCATTGACATCAAGCCCTCTTAATGAGGCGCAAATCCATGTTTATGAAGCCTTAAAATTAGGTACTTACGCTGCGATTGTTTCTCGATTAGTTACAAGCGAGGCAAAAAATAACCAGATTTTAGCATTGGTGGACGGTACTTTTGGCGTTGAAGTAGAGCCAGTTATAGAGCCAAAGCCAGCTGGGACAATTAATAATCTTTTTAAATTGAAGCACTTGGATTGTTTTAATGATGGGTTGATTGTCGAATACAACATTCAGTCAAAAAAAGTTGACGGCGCTTTTGTGCCTAGTTCTGATATTTTTCTACAAATTAAAGACCCTGCCAATTTAACTGTTTTGTCTTCTTTTCAAGGGTCGCTTGACCCTAACGCAGTTGACGAAAACGGCGATAGCTTGTGGTTGCCGAATGTTGTTTCAACTAACTCTTTAAGCGTCGAAGTTGAATGTGACAATGTTTTAGTTGAAGTGCCAATTGACCATGTTGCCTATGGTTTAGACGAAAAAAATCAAACAAAATGGGCAAAATCAAGCGTTTTGATTTACTTTAACGAAGGCGGCGCGGCTTACGTTTTGGCAGATTATGATAATGCCATCAATCGCTTGCGTAAAACAGAACACGGCTTTGAATATATCGCAACAGGCGGCTCTACATCGTCAGCTTTGATTGGTTTGGTTGACGAACTTGCGTATGAGCAAAACAAAAGCGCAAAACTTGATATTCCAGCAGATAAAAATATCGAAGCGGCAATCATGTACGTTGAACAGCTTGGTTTGCGCAACGGGCAGTATTGGCAGTTAATGTACCACCCTTACGAATGCATCGACCCTTTGGGTTTAAATGGCCGTATTTCACTAGGTTCAAGTACTTACAATATCGCTTTGTGCAATCAGCGAAATGGCTACTTAAACGGCCTTGGTTTTGCGCCAAAACAATACGTTGTTGCAGGCAAAGGCGACCCACAGGCAGGCTTGAATTTTACGATTACGCGACAAGGTTTAAAACAGCTTTATAATCCAAGTGAGTACGAATTAAGCTTATTGGCTGACGCTGGAATCGTTCCAGTCATTCATAAAACTTACAACGCAGGTTCAATGTTGGTTTTTGCTGACCAGTTGACAGCACACAAAAGCAAAATGAGCGATATGCGCAATGCGTCAGTAGTTGAGCGATTTGCAACAATGGACAAGGCTGTTTCAGCTTTTGCAACTGAAATTCAGCATTTCCCCATGGAAAAAGCGCTAAAAAGTATGTACAATTTTTTAGCAAAATACACTAGCGATATGAATGCTTCGAGCTGGCTTAAACCCGTTCAAAAGCAAGCTGGCATGGACGAATTGATGCGCATAAGCGGCGACGAAAGTAGCCATTATCGTTTTGGTAACAATTTTTACGCATTCATTGTTAAGCGTGACGGTATTTTGCCAAATGAGCGCTATCACGTTGAATACGCAATAAGTTATGACGGCAACGCGCGACAAGTTATTCTTTCTCAATCGTTAGTTTAATTTAGGAGCGTAAAATGAATAAATTAAAATCAGAGCCTATTTTAGACGATAAAATCATGAATCTTGCGAAATCTTTTGTAGACATGGCGGATGATAGTGAAGGAGTGGAAAAACTTATTGCCAAACTTAACGAATGGCTTGATTTTTCAACTAAAGAATTGGCGCTAAAAAATATTTTTGATATTAGGTTGTGCGATAAAAATCATTTAGAAAAATTAGGCGACCGTTTATGTGAAATACTTTGCGACAATAGCGTTAAGAGTATTACTTCAACTTTGGCGGCATCGGTGTGTTTTTTGGGCGAACACGGCGTTAGCGGTGATGATGTTGAAGCATTGCTATTGCCAAAGAATAAAAATCAAGAGGAAATGAAATTGATAGTTGAATCAATTCAACTAAAACATAATTTCCCTATTTTTAGCATGGATTTTAATTTTAACAACAAGGAGCTATAAAAATGAATGAATTCGATAGATTATTTAAAGAACGCGAAATCAGAATGGGTGTTGAAAAGCTGATGCTGGACGGCATTGCTGGTGATGATGATAGCGAAATGACATTAGGCATTGGCAGTGGTGATTATGTCGCCAAAGATTTGGCCTTAAAAGGAGTGGCCGCATTGCATGAATGGGCTGATACACAAGATGATGATTTAGACAGCGGCGAAAGTTATGCCGACCGTCTTTTGGCCTTGTTTGTTGGCGTTGTTGATGCAGATAAAAACGGTGAGATTGATGATGACGAACAGGCAGGCGTTGATATTGCGCTAACCGCCGCTGGTGAATATTTGTCCAGCAAGGGCGTGAGCGAGGATGACATCGACTCTTTATTGTCTGACTGGGATAATGATGCAGCGGAGCGTGTTATTGACTTGCTTAGAGCGAAATTGCCTGATGGCGAGGACGCTATGCAGGATGACATGGATAACTTTGTGTTTGGTGAAAGTGCGGAGGATGGCGCGGTTTTTGATTCGGTTTATAAGAAAGTTAGAGCCGTTCGCAATGGCCGCAAAATCATCATGAAAAAACGTGTTTCAGGCTTTGTGAAGCACACGCCTAAACAGAAAATGGCCATAAAAAAAATGCAGTTAAAATCACACAGCGCAAAAGCACAAATGAAGCGTGCAAAATCAATGCGTATGCGTCGTAAAACTGGAATGTAAGCATGGCGGATGACCTTACTTCAACAGCAAGCAAGGTTTTGGCTAGGAATTATCAGGGGATTAGCCCGTTACTCCTAGCCGAATTTTTCCCCATGGTTTGGCAACAAGGAGAGGACGGAGGTACAAATAAATGGATAAGGGCGACCGAGGAACAGTCGATTATTTGCCCCCTTTTGGGGGATGATTTTGCGTGGGAATTTTCACACCAGTGGACAAGTCCGTTTGAAGGCGCTGGAGCAGAAAGTAAAGCGCCAATGTTGGCCGCAATGATGCAAAGCGGTTCTTTTGAGCCAATTGTTTCCGCGATTGAAGGGCATTTACCCAAAGATTCAAATGGCAATCCAGTAAACCTTTTTGGCGGCAAAAGTTCAGCAGAATTGGGCGCGGCAATGCAAGGCAGGTCTGGCATAACGAAACTAAATTCAACTCAAGTTTTTTCTGGTTCAGAGTCGGCTAAAATAAGCTTGCGCTTGTTGCTTAGGGCAAGGCATGACGCTAACGCAGAGGTAATGCAGCCTTTAATAACCCTTTTAGCGTGGGCTACACCTCAATTTCTTTCTAACACCAGCCTTTTAGCCAACACAATTAAAGAGTTATCGGCTGAATCATCAGCTGAATCAATCATGCAAGCGCTTTTGCCTTCAAAAACACCGCAGGTTATTGGTATGACGTACAAAGGCAGGACGTTTAGCCCTCTTGTAATTGAATCGATTAGCGACCCACTGGGTTCGCCAATTACATCAAAAGGCGACTATGCGGAGGCCGTTGTATCGATTAGTCTTTCCACTCTGATGGCTCTTGATGCTGATGATATTCGTTTCAATTTTGGCTTACCTAAAAAGAACACTCAAACTTAACAAAGAAAGGGGCATATAATGCCAACGCCCATTGTTACACAGCCGATAATTACAACGGCTGGCCTTATTGCAACGCGTGACTCGCAAGGCGTGGCCGTGCGAATTACGCACATCGGACTTGGTACGGCATCAGGGTACGAGCCAAACAAGTCACAAACAGCCTTAATTGCTGAAAAATTACGCTTCCCAATCGCTTATACTGCTGACGTCGGCATGAATTTTAAGCAAGTCACAATTGACGCGATAGCAGAGCAAGGCGACCCATTTTTTTACGGCGAAATTGGCTTTTTTATGGAGAATGGTGAGCTTTTTGCGGTTAGTTCGCACTTGGGCGATACGGCTTATTTGTCTGATTCAATTTCAACCACGCTTACTTACTCGTTTGGCTTATCGGCTTTGCCGCCAGATAGTGTAGAGTTTGTGATAGATAGCGAATCGGCGATAAGTTACAAACTACTAGAAGACCATGTTAATCAATACAACCCACACCCCAACTCGCGCGAGAATTTGTCGATTGATCAAGTCATTCTCAAAGCTGGACTGTTGCCGAATCAAAGTGAAAGTAGTCAGCTTTGGAATGCGATTAGCCTGAATTCCTTTAAAAGTAATTTATTTGTTGATGCAGGCGGTAGCACGGCTCAGGTAAGAAACCTTAAGTGCGCGAATCCTAACACTTGCTTGCCACCATTGGTTGGCGGAGACCCCGCAAGCAATGCAACAAGAAATCAGTGGGTTGGTTTTTGTTTCACAATGGAAAATAAAACTGAAGCAGCCTATAACAATGCGCTATTGACCATTAATTTCAAAGACAAAAATGGGATTACGGTGATGACTACAAAAGTGCACCCTTCCATATCATGGACACCTTTGTTGGGGGGGGCGTGGCAAGACTGTTTTATAGCAAGTGATCATACTATTTCCCCACGGCACAGCTTCCCTCCTTTTACGAAAGTATTTGAATCGGGCGACAAATCTCAATCTGTTGAAGTAAGTCACAACAGGGTTGGTGGGCAAAAATTACAGATTTTCAAAGGGATAATCAATGCAGAAAGCGCAAGCACGACCCAGTGGAACTCATTTACATTTCCTGTTCCATTCGCTTCACATCCAACCATTGTTTGCCAGCGCATAGAGTCAAATGGTGTTGCCGATGGTCAAGTGACGTCCATGATGAGAGCTGCTTTCATAACAGTTGTGCCTAGCGATGTTGCTGGCCAAGGCTTTAAATACATTGCATTCAAACAAAATGGGGTGCGCGCTGCTGACCCTGCTTTTTGTTTCATTGCCTACGGTTATGTATAAAAAAGGACAATAATAAAAATGAAATATTTATATGACTTCACGAATCATCAAGTACTGATGAGCGAGGAAGCCCAAGCTGGCTATGAAGCCATTTCAGCCCAAGCCTTCAGTGCTTATTTTGAGACGCAAAGCAAAAATTCAGGCAGTGGCTTGTATTTCAGAAAAAACCAGAACAGGTTAGAGCTGGTGAGACGCAATGGCGACGAGCCTGTTGATGCTGATGCGGCCAACCTTTTGGACATCGTTTGGATAGACGGGCAAGGTTTTTTACCTGCCCAGCCAAGCGCGGCTCATGGTTGGGATGGCAAGGCTTGGGTGGTTCATAGCAAGCAAGTAGCCGACGAATTGTTGGCCGCCCTAAAAGCCGACTTGTGCGCAAAAATCGACGCGCGAGCGGTTGAAGTTGGTGATTCAACAGTGAAAAGCAGCGTGTACTTGTCGAGCGAATACCAACGCAACGCAAGCGATGCGCAAGCGTGGAAGGACGCTGGATATACGGGAGAGCCGCCCTTATCAGTAAAAACTGGCGCGGAATCTCACGGATTGACATATCAAGAGGAGGCTGAATTGATTTTGCGCGAATCCGCAATGGCTGAAGGTTTTATCGAGACCTTGCGGACGTGGCGCATGACGGCAAAGGGCGTTCAAGGCATACAAGGGACACACACCGCGACCGACGCTCAAGCTGTTTTTGATGCGGCCATGTTGGCTTTAAACAATCAATTGGCCGCAATGAAAGGATAGGGTGAGGCGAAAAATGGAAAAAAAAAAGGTTAGGCTAGTTTTTACGGCGGCAACGGGCTGGAAAGCGCCTCTTGCTTATTTAATCAGATACTTAGGGGGATTCGAGTTTAGCCATGTCGGTGTAATGGATGCAAATGACACGATTTACGAAGCTACTTTTTTACACGGCGTAAAAAAGTCTACTTTGTCAGAGTTGAACAAAACAGGATGCCCTTACATCATTTGTGAAGTAAGCAATGCCGATTACTTGAATTGCATGGCAAAAGCAATGCAATTGCACGGATTATCTTACGATAGCACTGTGATTTTTTATCATTTTGTCAGTAGTTTTCCAGCGATTAAGTGGGCTTTCAAAAAACCAAAATCAAAAAGCAATGCTTTTGATTGTGCAGCACATACCGCAACAATTTTGCATTA